AACAGTATCGCAAGTTGGAGCATCGACTTTGCTTATCGCAGATGTTCGAGTTTCTACCTACTACACACAAACCGCATAAGGAGAAATCATGGCAACCACAGTAATTACCGGTCGTGATATTTCGTTGTCTTTCACAGGTGGAACAGACATCGAAGCACAAGCGACTAACGCAGTATTAACAAAGGTTAATGAGCGACAGACCTATCAAACACTTGATGGCGAGGCTTACAAAACCACAAACATTTCTGGAACATTCCAATTGGATATGTTGGCAGATTGGGGCAAGGCAAGCTCAGTTTGTGAGGCTTTATGGACAGCTGCTGAAACAGCACCAGACACAGACATTTCAATCACACTTACCTCAGCAACTGGTGCGCAATTTGTGTTTCCAGTAATGCCAGAGTTTCCAACAGCCGGAGGATCTGGAGTAGATGCGCAAACTGTGTCATTTACATTTACAGTATCTAAGGGTACGGTAGTCGAAACATTTAGTTAAAACTTAACAACGGGAGCAAAATGAAACTACCAATTACAATTGAATATAACTCAGGCGAGCAAGCAACATACATTGCCCAACCGCCTGAGTGGGCGAAATGGGAAAAGCAAACTGGTCATACGATCGGACAAGCTAAAGAAAAACTTGGCATGTGGGATCTTATGTTTTTGGCATACAACGCACACAAGCGTGAAAGTGCCGGAAAGCCAGTCAAACCTTTTGAGGCTTGGATGGAAACTATCAGCGATATAATCGTTGGTGATGCAGACCCAAAAGCCATAAAGCAGGAAGCCTAAACAGGCTATTGGTTGAGTTGGCAATTGCCACACAGATACCAATGAGCGAATGGGTTGATGCAGAGGACATCTTGACAGCAATAGAGATACTGGAGGCGAGGCATGGCAAGTGAAACAATTGCTTACAATCGCAATGATATTCGGGATATTCTTAAAGCTTTCAAAGTTATGGATGCACAAGCCACAGATGAGGCAAGAATACAATCTGCTGCTTTGGCGACTTACGCAGCTGAGGAAATTAAGACAGCAGCTAGAGGCAGAACAAAATCGGGCAAGGTTGCGCAAAGAATTGCGGATGGCGTTAGCATCTCAAAATCAAGCAAAATCGGTGAGTTCAAATATGGTTTCGCACGACAAAAATTTTCAGGTGGTGCTACAACGCAAACCCTATGGGGTGGTTCTGAGTTTGGATCTAATAAGTTCAAGCAGTTCCCTACATATTCGGGAAGGCAAGGCAGAGGTAGTCGTGGTTGGTTTATCTACCCAACGCTTCGCAGAATTCAGCCTGAATTGATTAGCAAATGGGAAGCAGCCTATAATCGCATTTTGGATAAGTGGTCGTAATGGCAAGAGATACCAGAACCCTATCGCTCAAGATCCTTGCAGATATTGATGATCTAAAAAACAAACTTAATCAAGCTGATAATGCAGTTGAGAGTAATAGCGAAAAGATTGCAGCATTTGGAAAGAAGGCTGCTGCTGCATTTGCAGTCGCTGCTGCTGCTGCCGTTGCTTATGGCACTAAATTAGCCGTTGATGGGGTCAAGGCTGCAATAGAGGATGAGGCTGCACAACTCAGGTTGGCTGCTGCCCTAAGGGCTGCCACAGGGGCTACTGATGCCCAAATAAAGGCTACTGAGGACATGATCCTGCAAACATCACTTGCAACTGGAGTTGCCGATGACAAACTTAGACCGGCAATGCAGAGATTGGCAGTTTCGACAAAGTCAACTGAGGAAGCGCAAAAGTTATTAAACCTTGCTTTAGATATATCAAAAGGTCGAGGTTTAGATTTGGAAACAGTCGCAAATGCGTTGGGTCGGGCTCAAGACGGAAACACAACTGCACTTGGTAGATTAGGACTTGGATTATCAAAAGCAGAATTGGCAACCTCATCATTCACAGAGGTTCAAGCAAAATTGTCCGATCTTTATGGTGGAGCAGCAGCTGCAAACGCTGAAACATTTCAAGGAAAGATTGATCGCCTAAAAGTTGGATTTGATGAGGCTAAAGAAAGTCTTGGTTTTGCATTATTGCCACAGGTAGAAAAGTTTATTGGTTTCTTAAATACAACTGGGATTCCAGCATTAAACGGCTTTATTGCAGGATTGACTGGTGATGAAGGATTGAGCGCATCTCTTAATGAAACACAAAGGAGTGCTGAGGCTTTTGGCAATGCCATAAGCAAGGTTGCTGGATTGATCTCTGGCTTTATTACATTTGTGCGTGAAGCAATTGGCTTGGTTGTATCACTTGCAAATGAAATGATTAGAGTTGCAAATGTTATTCCCGGAGTTAATATTCCATCAATCTCAAATCCAGCCCCATCGGCTTCACAAGGATTTGTTGCGCCTTCAATTGCAGCCTTGCCTAATGTTCGTGAAAATAGAATAAGCGCACCAGTTGTTAATAACATTACAGTCAAGGCAGTTGATAGTGAGGGTGCTGCTAGATCAGTTGCAAAAGTCTTAAATCAAAGCGCATCAAGATCAGTTCCACAGCTGTATAACAACGGCATAAAGGGCGGATAATGACAGTCTGGACACCTGACTGGAAATTGACTGTTGCCGGTGTTGATTACACAGACATTGCAATTAGCGACATCACCCACGAAAGTGGTCGGGATGATATCTATACACAACCCAACCCATCTTATTTACAAATTAGCCTTGTGGCATTATCTGGACAGACCTTACCATTTGACATCAACGACAGTTTGAGTTTGCAGGTCAAAGACAGTTCAGCAACTTATGTAAATCTATTTGGTGGCGACATAACTGACATCACAGTTGAGGTTGCACAAACTGGACAGATTGCGACAGTCATTTCTTACACAATCCTTGCAATGGGTGCGCTGGTCAAACTAGCAAAAGAGATTTACAACGGCACAATTTCACAGGATGAGGATGGCGACCAAATACTTGCTTTGTTGTCAAGTGTATTGCTTGCAAGTTGGAATGATGTGCCAGCAGCAACGACATGGGCAACCTATGATGCGACAGAAACATGGGCGCAAGCTGGTAATCAAGGACTTGGCACAATTGACACTCCGGGTCTTTACACAATGGAAAACCGAGCAGCTGATCCCGACACCATTTACAATATTGCAAGTCAGATAGCCAATTCAGCATTTGGATATTTGTATGAGGAAAACAATGGCGACATAAGTTATGCAGATGCAGATCACAGACAGACTTACTTACTTGCAAATGGTTATGTTGATCTCGATGCTAACCATGCGTTAGGTCAAGGGCTTTCAACTGTCGTTAGAGCAGCTGATCTACGCAATGACATTTACATCAACTATGGCAACAATTTTGGATCGCAAGAAACCGCAACCAGCGCATCATCAATTGCCCTATACGGCTACAAAGCCGAAAGCATCAACTCAGTCATTCATTCAGCTGTGGATGCTCAAGAGGTTGCAGATCGCTACATTGCTCAACGAGCCTTTCCATTGCCGGCATTCCAATCCATAACCTTTCCAATTACAAATCCAGAGATTGATGATGCAGACAGAGATCATTTGCTAGGCGTATTTATGGGTCAACCGCTTAACCTGAAAAATTTGCCCGATCAAATCTCAGGCGGGGAGTTTGAGGGGTATGTTGAGGGCTGGTCATGGAGCACAAGATTTAACGAGTTATTCTTAACGCTAAACCTATCGCCTGTTGCATTTAGTCAGGTGGCAATGCGTTGGAATACTGTTCCAATAAATGAAACATTCCAAACGATAGATCAAACTCTGACATGGGAATACGCTACAATCGTATCCTGAGAATAGGACAATATGGCAACCACTACCAATTACGGCTGGACAACACCAGATGACACAGCTCTGGTCAAGGATGGCGCATCAGCAATTCGCACACTTGGATCATCTGTTGATACCACGACAAAAAACTTAAATCCTGAAACAACTCTCGGAGATATATCTTTTCGTTCATCTAGTGCAAATGTAAAAACACGACTTGGAATTGGCAGCACAGGAAATGTCCTTACAGTTGCTGCCGGTGTTCCCAGTTGGGCTGCACCTGCTGGTGGTGGAATGACCTTGTTATCAACTACAACTCTTACAGGTGCAAGCACAACAATCTCCGGTATCAGTCAAGATTATATTAATTTACAACTTGTTATTACAGGAGTTACTGCTAGCGCAAATTTTGTGACTTTAATCAAAATAAATAATCAAACAACTCTTTCAAGTTATGGAACTGTTGAAAGTAATGCTGGCACTGTTACTACCAATAATAGTAATAATGGAATGATTGAAATAGGAGGCGCATCAGCTGGATTATCTAGTGATGCTGACAATGTTGCTTGTTATTTATTTTACAATTACACAAGCAGTACTAATTACAAAGTTTTTACAGGAACTTATGGAATTACTAAATCCGCAGGTGGAAATCTTTCAGGTATGTCTGGCGGTGCTTTTAGATCAAATACTGCAATGACCAGTTTTGTTCTTGCGCCTTCTTCTGGCACTTTTTCTACTGGAACAGCCCTACTTTATGGAGTCAAATAATGAGTAATCCAATGATAAGAATACACAACACACAAACAGATAAAGTTATTGATAGAGAAATGACTGATGCAGAGTTTGCTGAACACGAAGCGACACAAGCAAAATTTGCAGCGGCGAAAGCCGAAGCCGAAGCAAAGGCTCAGGCTAAGGCTGAACTGCTTGAGCGTTTAGGCATAACTGCCGATGAGGCTAAATTACTCCTAGCATAATCTTGAGGAACTATGCCAAACTTATTAGAGGTTGCTAAAGCAGAGATTGGCTATCAAGAGCAGCCTGTCAATGATACAAAGTATGGCAAATGGTATGGCTTAAACAATCAGCCTTGGTGTGCCATGTTTGTATCTTGGTGCTACAACAAAGCAGGACTTGGTGGATCAATTGCAGCTCAATCCGGTAAAGGATTTGCAAGTTGCGATCATGCACTTAAATGGTTTGCAATGCTTGGCAAGCTGATACCGGTAGGACAGGCAAAAGCCGGTGATATTGTTTTCTTTCAATTTGACAAAGATGCTGAGCCGGATCATGTTGGCATTGTCAAATGGAACAACACAGCATTGAAATACTTGCAAGTCATTGAGGGCAATACTTCATCCGGTAAAGCAGGAAGCCAGTCAAATGGCGATGGTGTTTATTTACGCAAACGCAACTACTCACTAATCATGGCAGTTGCCCGACCATAGGAGATGCATGAAACTATCAAATAAACACAAAGCAGCAATCAAGTCATATTTAAGAGCTGTGGCTGCATCCGGCATAACTGTTGCACTTGCAATCGTTGCTGATATCAGACCAGAGTTTGCAATATTACTTGGCGCATTGATTGCACCAGTAGCAAAAGCAATTGATCCAAATTCAGGGAGCGAAGCAGACTATGGCGTTAATGCCAAATGACACCTCAAGAATGGGCTGGCTTTTCGGCTGGCATTTGCGCTGTGCTAACAGGCGTGCTAATCGGGTTTCGTTTCTTAGTTAAAGGCTGGCTTAATGAGTTGCGCCCGAATTCTGGAACAAGCATCAAGGATCAAATTACTCGATTAGAAAAGCGTGTTGATGATCTGTTTGTCTTAATCAGTAAGCAATAATTTTCCTATGGCGAACACACGAAAACCTATCAAACGCAAAAAGATCAATCGTCGAGTCGTTCGCCAAACTCGTGAAATGACCAAACTAGATACACATTTTATTGCATTGCATGAAGCATTTACAGCTGCAAAGCGTGCAGGTTTTACTAAGGAAATGGCGTTTTGGATTATGCAAGAGCCAAACGCCTTGCCCGACTGGATCTCCAACGATAAACCTGATGCGATAATTCCACGCATCGATCCGGATGAGGATGACGACTAAACCTAATCGAAGGTATTTAGTAGTTCCAGATTTACAAATTCCGTTGCACCAT